CAAAGCAAACACATTCTCAGGATTCAAACTTTGAGTGGGATATTGAAGAACTAAAAAAAGCATACATCGATGCAGCAGAACACTCAAACATGGAGAGAAGAGTATCGACAGATGAAGTCGAAGACTCTAACCAAACGGCAGATAGAACTACTGGAGAAGGGTCCAGATAGTCTATCTGCTAGTTGGGTCCTCATGGCTATGCATGGTGATTGGAAAAGAATGAAAGGTATCAAACCAGATCCAGAACCACCTAATTGTCAGTCATCACTAAAAGAATTTTATAAAAGGCATTTCTAATGTAAAATGAAACCAGTAGTACTAGCAGCATGCTTTACTCCACTTGTTATTATCTACATAGTAATGAAGCTCGCCGTCTGGCTTTCTGCCGTAAATTCTGAATCTGATTATGTCAGAAAAGAACCTTCAAGAAAACGAGGACCTTATGTGGAAAACCCATATGAGGACGTTGATGAAGAGGAAGAAGAGTATGGAGATCGCACAGATTATAGATGATGCTTTAGAAGAACATTACTCCGAGTTGGGTCTCCCAGTACCACAATGGAAGAGGCAGAAAGATCCTCAGTGGTGGATTGATTATCTTAAAGAATTGGGAATAGAGCAATGAAATCAATGTATCGGGAACCTCACCTACAAAGAAAGAGTGATCAGTGTGCTGTACTATGGAAGAATTGGTACAACTATAAGTATGGGTTGAAAGATGAAAAGAAGGCAGAAAGATACAGAAGACTTTGGTGCAAGTGTGTTGATGAACATACTGAGATGTGTGAACTTGAACTCAAAACAAATCCAAGATATACTAAGATGAAACAGCAAAAAAATGAACCCGACTGATCCTGTTTGGAGCATCTTTATCATGGTGCTTTTATTACTTGTTGCCACAACCTATTACATCTACTACATAATGAACATAGCATATGTGGAGATGACGGATGGGAATCATGACACCCCCCAGCAGGAAGAGTTGTTACAACTTTCGTTGTTTGAAAATTAATAGAGTAGTTGACGGAGACACTATTGATGTCACCATCGATCTGGGCTTTGATCTTCAGAAGAAAGAAAGAGTTAGAGTGGCAGGAGTCGATACACCTGAGAAAAGAACGAGAAATAAAGAGGAGAAAGTCCTTGGCATTGATGCTACAAACTGGCTCAAGGCAGAGTTGGAAGCTGCTATCAAAGGTGAAGATGATCTTATCATCCGTACTGAACTCAAGGGTGGGGTAGGTAAGTATGGTCGTCTCTTAGGATGGTTGTATATTGGTGATAATACTATCTCTATCAATGAGAAGATGATTGCTGCTGGTTATGCTTGGGATTATGACGGTGGCACTAAAAACAAAGACTTTGAAGAGTTGCGTGAGATTCGTCGGAGACATGGAACTCTTATTGAATAAATAAAGGGAGAACAACTTTTTTGATAGAGACATGTCGCTCAGAGAGTATAACGAGAGATTTTATCATTTAGTTCGTAGAGAGTCCTTCTATGCTAAGAGACTGTCTGCAATGAATGAGGGATTTGGTGAAGCATTCTTGAACATTTCCAAGTTCATTATTGATCAAGGATATGTCTCTAATGCCAGAGAAGTAGATAACATTGTTGAAGCATTGTCTGAACAGACACTTGCCAACATGTTTGAGAGCAACTACTATGCTACCAGTTTCAAGATTGCTTTGAAGTCAGTCAATCCCAGAATGCATGAGAATGCTGCATCTGGTGAGAAGAGACAGGCTGCTGCTATTGCCATGAAACTGGCAGAGTATTCTAAGAACAATGCCACTTATCTGAAGCCTGGTAGCAAGGCACCTGAGAAAGATGCTGAAGGTGCTTCTGGTGAGTACAATCCTAGAGGTTCTGAGAAGAAGCCTAAGGGTGGTAGTGGTGCCGTCAATGCTGCTCTGAAGGGTAAGGTAACCCAGACTGAAGAGCATGACAATACCAAACCAGATCCTGAAGAGACTGCCAAGAAGAAGGCACGTCTTGAGAAGAAGCGTGGCATGAAACTGGATGATCATCCAGAGTACAAGACTGAAGCAGCTGACCCAGCTGATGAAGCCAGTATGAAGGTATTCCAGAAACTGCAAAAGGCAGTCGATCAAAAGAAGAAGGTAAAGAAAGAGGAAGTTGAGCAGGTTGAAGAAGAAGGTAAGAAGGATGCTTGCTATCATAAGGTAAAAGCAAGTGCAAAGGTTTGGCCTTCTGCATATGCTTCTGGTCGTCTGGTTCAGTGCCGTAAGAAGGGTGCCGATAACTATGGTAACAGCAAGAAAGAAGGATTCGACATTGATCATCTGCTAGACGATCCTACATTTGATCTGATTTCTGAAGATGAACTGCTGGACTTTGCCTTCGACATCTTTGAGGAGATGGAGCAAGAGGGTATCCTTACTGAAGCAGTTGAGTACTTTGATGACTTCCTGATTGAGGTATCTGATTCTTATTATGATTCTGCTACTAAGCAGTCTAAGGCAAACGCCCGTGCTGGTAGAAAGGAAAGAGTCATGGGTGCTCTGAAGAAAGCAGGTTCTGCTATCAAGTCTGCTGGTAGTGCTGCTGCTGGACGTGCTAAGGAGATGGCAAAGAAAGCTGCTCCTGTTGTTAAGAAGGGTGCTGAGACTGCTGGTAGAGCAGTTAAGGCTGCTGCCAAGGGTGGTGCTTCTCTTGCTAAGAAAGCTGCCGTCAAGACTGCTGGAGCAGCAGGTGAGGTTGCTGGTGCTGCCGTAGGTGGATTCCAGAAGGGTAAAGCAAATGCTTCTGCTGGTTCCTCTAGTTCTAAACCTTCCTCTAGTTCTTCTAGCAGTTCCTCTGGTGGTGACAAGGTAGATGATGCCATCAGATCTGTACAGAAGAGTGGTGGATCTTCTAGTTCTTCTAGTGGTGGTTCCTCTGACAGTGGCACTGCCACCCGTAAGAGAGGACTTCTGAGAAGAGTTGGAAGTGCTATCAAGTCTGGTTTGAAGAAAGCAGTTGGTAAGACTGCTAGAGGTGTATCCAGTGTCTCTGGTGCCGTTGCCAAGAGAATGGGAGAAGAAACTGAGTTCGATATCGTTCTTGATTATCTCCTGGAGAATGAAGTTTGCACCTTGGATAATGCTGAGGAGTATATGATCAATCTTTCTGAAGATGAAGTAAAAGAGATCCTAGGTAAAGTAGAGTAACAAAGTCACAAATGTTAGTGAATTAACACAAACATCTCTAAATAGTATCAGAATTGACAGGAGGTGCCGTTGACCTGAAATTTTGTTAGATCATGTCCACTATTGAAACGGAGGTTATTATTATGCACAACATTCTATCAAGCAATCAATTAGCAGAGTGGAATCATTTCGAAGAAGTAAATGATTCTGATGAAGTTGGTCTAGTAAATGATTACTTTGATTGTCTTATAGATTGTGATGATGACGCAGCAAGTTGTAAACGCATTTGTAGGAGACTGTTTGCATGATCTAAAACCTAGGTTAATTGACGGAGTATAAGAAGGGCTTGACAACCCTTCTTTTTTTGTGTACAATAACTCTGTCAGGGTTCAGTTGATATATAGACTGAGCTATTAACCTTATGGATGTGTGACTATGAAAATCCCTGGAAATACAATGGTGAAGATTTTGACGGGACTGGCATTGGGGATTACTACGGCTTCGTCTATTGTATTACTAATCGAGAATCGGGAAAAAAGTATATTGGTAGAAAGTATTTCTACAGCAAACGAAAGCCTAGAGGTGGACGTAGACGGGTTACGATTGAAAGTGACTGGAAGAAATACTACGGCTCAAGTGCTGAACTTAATCAAGAACGCAAGACGTTGGGGAACCTTTCCTACGAGCGAGTCATACTGAGTTTACATAAAACCAAGGGTATGGTAAACTATGAAGAGACAAGGCAGTTGTTCATCAACAATGTCTTGACTGAAAGCTTGACAGATGGTAGTCCTGCTTTCTATAATAGTAACATTCTTGGTCGGTACATGAAAAAGGATTATTACACAGAATGAAACCAACGTTGATTTTTGGCACTCCAGTTGTGGAGGTTGATATTCCTGAGATTCCCCAAGAAGAACATGATGCTTTACTGAATGAACAGTTTGTATTGCAGGGTATGCCTGATGCAAACTATCAACGAACTGAGGATACATACATTCTCAATAAGTATCCCATTCTAAATAAATGGATTAATGAGAAACTCAGTGAGTATGGTAAAGAGATTATGGCGTGTGATCACCCTTTGAGGATCACACAGAGTTGGTGTATTAGACACAATCCCGGTAAGGTTCAAAGACTCTTTGCACACTACCATGCCAACTCTATTGTCAGTGGTGTATACTATGTTGCAGCTCCTCCTGGAACTGAGAACATCAGATACCATAGACCGAAAGATTCTGGTACACTCACCCTAACGTGGGAAACCAACGGTCAGACTGCCGACAAACCATGGTTGTATGACTTCACAGAATTTACTGTCAAGACTGGTAGACTAGTTTTGTATCCTAGTCACCTCAGTCATTCAGTTGATGGTATAATTCCTATGCAAACAACCAGACAATCTCTTGCATTTAATGTATGGTTCGACGGTCCCTTTGGGAATGCCGAAAAACTATTTGAATTGAAATGAGACCTATGTTTATTGCTGCTGCTATTGTAAGTATCCTTACACCAGAACCTACTAGTCGGTTCGTTCCTGCACCCCCACCAGTAGTTTTCGCAAAGAAAGTACCTTACTACAGGTGTAATGGTTGCAGTCACAATGAAAGAGTTACTCTTGAATTTTTGCAAAAAGAAGTAAAGATCAATGACAAGTATGCTCTTGCAACGATTATGGGTAACATTAAACAAGAGTCTCGTTTCCACACCAACATCTGCGAGGGGGGTGCTAGAGTTCCTTATGATCGTTGCCATCGGGGTGGCTTTGGGTTGATCCAATGGACCACCGCAAAACGGTATAATGGTCTTGGGAACTTCTGTACCAAGTACAACTGCAACCCCAATACTATTATCGGACAACTTCGATATATGGTTAACGAAGAAGAGTTTCAAAGTGTGTTACCATCCTTTAAAACTTCTGGTAAAACTATTGAATCTTATATGGATTCATCGTATAATTGGTTAGGTTGGGGGATTCATGGTTCTCGCACCACATACTCCTACCAATACCTAAGTCAACTCAAACCCACGGTTTGATTTTTGGGTCAGTAGCTCAGGGGATAGAGCAACTGCCTTCTAAGCAGTCGGTCGTAGGTTCGAATCCTACCTGACCCGTTGCCACTTTAGCTCAGCTGGATAGAGCAACGGTTTTGTAAACCGTAGGTCGTCGGTTCAAGTCCGACATGTGGCTTCTAAATAAATCGTATGATCTTACATCATGAACTACAAACCTTATTCACTGGAATGGAATCGTAAAAGATACTTGAAAGAAGCACTTGATATGTATCTGAATGATTACGTAGAAAACTCAGTCATCTATGCTGACATCCTTGACATTCTCTCTGAAAGAGCAGATGCAGCATACCAAGAGTTCTCCAAACTAAATGACTTAGAATCTAAGTTACAATCTAAATAACTCTACATGTAGTGTTACATATGCTGTCAACACAATATAGACTCCGTTTGCAAGAAATCTGTAGAAAGATTGCAAAAGGTCAGAAGGTAACGTTGGAGGATATGATATGGGCTGAGAAACTATCTAAGGCAAATACAACTGCCAGAGAATGGTTGAGACAAGCCCGTCGTCAGTCCAAGGGTATCGAAGAGGGAACTCTAGATGATTTTATGAATAGGATGGGGTTAGGGGACCCGGACCCATCCAATCACCGTACGGGTTTCGATAGTGCTGATGATATAAGAGACTGGTTCCAAAGGGACAAACCTGATGATTGGAGACAACGTGACTGAAAAGATTACTCCTGAAACATATATCAAAATGAATGAGGAGTTTGAGAGGGAAGGAACTCCTATTAAACTTATTATTCCCACGCAAGAAGAGATTGATAATCCTACTGGTGTCAAACTCCCCACAACATTTAAACCACAACCACCAATGGATTTCAGTAATCCTTGGCCTCATGGACAGAAGGATAGTTAGCATATATAATACGAGCAGAGATGATTTATCATGAAAATATTTCTTGATACGGCAGACGTATATGCTATCAAAGATTACTTTGAGACAGGTTTGATTGATGGTGTAACAACAAACCCCACCCTTATTATGAAGAGTCACCGTGATCCAGATACGGTGTATCAGCAAATCAAAGATATTGGTGTACAAGACATCAGTATGGAAGTCATTGGTTCTAAGGAAGCAATGATCTCTGAAGGTCTAAGACTTCGTGATAAATTTGGTGAGTGTGTCACCATTAAAGTCCCTTGCACTAGAGATGGACTTGCCGTTTGTAAAGACCTTGCCGATACTGGAATTCATGTCAATGTCACGCTCATCTTCTCTGCTGCTCAGGCAATTCTGGCTGCTAAAGCAGGGGCTACGTATGTATCTCCATTTGTCGGCAGACTAGATGATCAATCAATAGCAGGACTAGAGGTTGTTAGATCTATCTCTGAACTGTATAGGATCCATGGTATTAGGACACAGGTTCTGTCTGCTTCCATTCGTAGTGTGCAACGTGCTGTAAGATCTTGGTACAACGGTGCTGAGGTTGTAACGATGCCACCATCAATCTTTGAAAAGATGTATGATCATATCCTTACTGATAAGGGTTTAGAAATCTTTGATAAGGATTGGAAAGAAGTTTTGCACACACAGGCAAAACCACGTTGGAATCCAGAGACTATGTGGACTGGTGCTTGATGCTTCATAATTTGTTTATGAGTCCATTCTATGGACGTTACAAAGTTGAAAACCATAAAGAGTTGACTTCGGCTCTTGCTAAAACAGCAGAAGATGTTGAAGACTATTATGGTTGGAATCAACATTGTAATGTCCAAGTTAAAATGATACAGGACTTTGAATTTGCTCTCCCGTATTTAAAACCTTATCTCTTTCAATTCAGTGATGAGTTAGGTGTAAAACTTGATTATGCATTTGTTGACTCTGCTTGGGTTTCCTGTTATAATAAAGGAGGATTTCAAGAAGTCCATCAACATGCCAACAGTGATATCTCCGTAGTATATTGCATGAACTCTGGCATTGATTTTGCCAAGTTCTATTTTATTGATAGGCATAGCAATGATTTTTCTGATGCTTGGATCAGAAAAGTTTTTCCAACAGAATTAAGAGACACTTATTTTCCAGAAGTAGAAGAGGGTGATTTACTTATCTTCCCATCTCATCTATTACATGGTGTTAGTGTACATAAGTCTGATACTGTTAGAAAAACATTTGCTTTTAACATGAACATTCATTCTGTTCATTAATTTTTGCGGGGTTAGTTCAGCGGTAGAACGCTATCCTTCCAAGTTAGATGTCGTCGGTTCGATTCCGATACCCCGCTCCGGGAGATTAGCTCAGTGGTAGAGCATCTCGTTTACACCGAGGGTGTCACAGGTTCGAATCCTGTATCTCCCATACAAGTAGAAAAATGATTTCAGCAAGATGTAAAGAGTGCAACAAAGAGTTGCACAGTACTAGTAAAGTGCAGTGCTGTGGGTGTCCAAACATGATGAAAGTTGTGGATGACACTGTAGGCGCTGTTGACTTAAGTAAAGTTATAGTTACCAAAACAGAAAAAAGTATAAAATATAATAGCATCCTTTCGGATGCTGATTTAGAATACCAAGAGAGCCGACGTAAAAGGAAGGTTCGCAAACTACACTTTGAGGAGAAATGATCAATCTACACCGTCTCTACAACCACTATCTAAACACAGATAAGAAGCATGACCTGGTTGATGAACGAATCATCAGCTATGGTTGGAGGGATGACGGTGAGAAGTTGATTGGTCATTATGTTATTACCGAAAGTTGGGTGCTTAAATATGATATGGCAGGTGATTACATCGGAAAAGACAGTCGTGCAACTGTCTTTGCTGAAGAAAAAGTTGCCTGATTCATGCTATAATTAGTAGGTAAACAAACAAAGGAAATGACTCTCACAACTAGATTCAAGAAAGACGTTCCGACTCTTGTTTCTTCTGCTCAAGGAGAAATCTTTCTCGATGTGAAGAACCCCAAACTCTTCAAGAAAGTTCTCAGGTACTATCAGAATGAAGGTGTTGAATTCTCTGGTGATCCCACCGATGATTATGACATCTTGATCGATTGCCTGTATAATGATCTTGACAAAGAAAACTTCCTCAAGAAAGATGTCTAAGAAAGTTTTACTAGAACGTGAAGGGTATCGGTTTGTAGATGCCGGCACCCTTGAGATCAATGGTCTACCAGACTATCGTATGCAGAAACAAAACTACTATACGAAACGATGGAACGACATCTATTTGTTTGACAACGGCATGCAATGCTCCACTGCTATGGAAGACATTGATTATGCCAAGTGGCTGGATCCTGAAGGGGTTGCATGCTACATCACAGACACGGATGGTCTTTAACAGCACTGGTCGGGATACCCCCTTTTTATCATGGAACCAGATCCGTATATTCAATTTTTAGAAAACTGGATACCAGGTATTGGTGAATGCACTGAACTCCACGATGATTTGCATTTGCATTTCAATCTTGGGTTCAGTGTAAATGATGAAGCAAAGTTGCTTGGATTTCAGTTAGGACATCATCCTGCTAGTAATGTTTTCCATGTAATGATCTTTATTGTGATGAGTCTTACAATCTATCCGAAAGATTATAGGAACTCATTCAAAGACATTAGAGATTTCTACCGTGCGTACTTACTTGGAAAAGACTTTCAGATGGTGTCTTACTGGTTCGTACCAAGGGACATAATGGTTTCTTGTTTCCAACCAAAGAACAAGTGGCGAGCCTGAATACATAGTGGGAGGTTGACTTTGACCTCCTTTTTTTGTATACTTATAACTAACAATTGATTTGATATGTCACAGAAAGCTTGGAAGAAAGCTAATGTGGATGAGTCTGCTTATTGGGAGATCTTTACTTGTGAGGTAGAGACACTCAAGCATCAAGACATCTACATGCAGGCTTTGGGTATTACTCAAGATTACTATCACGAACCTGATCGTTCCCTTAATATGTCTGGGTTGAATGTACTGGACGTTGGTGGTGGTCCTGCATCTATTCTGCTTAGAACTAATAACAATCTACCCAATCGACCACATGATGGTTTGAAGAAGGGTGTGGTGATTGATCCTGTAATGATTACAGATCACCAGAGAATGCGATATGAATTTCATGATATTGAATTCATTGAGGATCAAGCAGAGAACATCGATAAGTATTACGATGAGAAGGGATTCTTTGATGAGTGCTTCATCTACAACTGCCTACAGCATGTGGTAGATCCTCTCAAGATTCTGGATAAGATTACTGCTGTAAGTAAGAGGATCAGGATTGCAGAACCACTGAACGTTCCTACTGATCACATGCACCTGCACATGTTTAATGAACAATACTTTGACGAATACTTCTCGCAAGATAGGTTTACTTGTCACGATAAAACACTTACTGCAATTGGTAGTTGCACTCACTTCGTTGGTTTATATCATATTGATTGATGAAAGCTCTAATTACTGGAATTACTGGACAAGATGGTTCGTATCTTGCAGAACTTCTTTTAGAAAAAGAGTATGAAGTTCACGGTGTTGTTCGACGTGCATCACTGATCAATACTGATAGGGTTGATCACATCTATGATAACCCTAACTTTCACCTACACTATGGTGATCTGACAGACTCTGCTAATATCATTGGTTTGATTCAAAAGATTCAACCAGATGAGATTTATAATCTGGGTGCCATGAGTCACGTCAAGGTATCCTTTGAACTGCCAGAGTATACTGGTGAGGTTGATGCTCTGGGTACACTGCGTATCCTAGAGGCAGTCAGACTGTTGGGTATGGAGGATAAGGTTCGTATCTATCAGGCATCTACTAGTGAGTTGTATGGTAAAGTACAGGAGGTTCCTCAATCAGAAACCACACCGTTCTATCCACGTTCACCTTATGGGGTTGCTAAACTATATGGATACTGGATTGTCAAAAACTACCGAGAAGCATATGGATTACATGCAAGTTCTGGAATTCTTTTCAATCACGAGTCCCCCAGACGAGGAGAAACCTTTGTCACCAGAAAAATTACCCGCGGATTGTCTAGAATTTCAGTTGGGATGCAAGACACATTATATCTCGGCAATCTCAATGCTCGAAGAGATTGGGGACATGCTGCAGATTACGTAAAGGCAATGTGGTTGATGCTGCAGCAACCAGAGCCAGATGATTATGTGATTGCCACTGGTGAGATGTATTCTGTTCGATACTTTGTAGAGCATGCAGCAGACTACTTTGGTATGAATATTGTATGGGAAGGTGAAGGTCTTGATGAGGTTGGTATTGACCGTACAACTGGTCAAACGGTCATCAAAGTAGACCCTAAATACTTTCGACCAACTGAGGTGGAGCAACTTTGTGGTGATCCCACAAAGGCAAAGGAGATCTTAGGATGGGAACCAGAGATTGATTTTCAAGCACTGGTTCAAGACATGGTAATTAATGGTCAATAGAAATGACGTATCACACTATTAAGAAGTGCCGTATTTGCGGCAATGAAAATCTTGAGTTGATTCTAGATCTGGGAGAACAAACCCTGTCGGGTATCTTTCCTGACAAACCAGAACTAGAACATAAGTCACCACTCAAACTGGTGAAGTGTTCGGAGACTCACTCTGCTGGTGGATCCTCTTGTGGTCATGTGCAGATGGAATCTACATTTTCACCTGAGATCATGTATGGTGATGACTATGGGTATCGATCTGGACTGAACAAGTGGATGGTCAATCACCTGTTTAGTCGGGTGGTTTTGGTTGAGGCTATGTTCAGGGACAATGCTGGTGTCAGTCTGGACTCTGGTGATATCGTTGTTGATATTGCTGGTAACGATGGCACTACTCTTGGATTCTATCCAAAAGATCTGAAGAAATATAATGTTGATCCTACGGCAAACAAGTTTGCAAAGTATCAACCAGAAGAAGTCAATGTTATTTCTGATTTCTTTAGTGAATCTGTTCTGAAGGAAAAGTTCGATAGTCCTGATGATCGTGCCAAGATCATTACTGCATTCTCTGTCTTCTATGATCTGGAGGATCCAGTACAATTCTTGAAGGATATCAAAGCATGCTTGGATAAGGATGGATTGCTTGTCCTAGAGCAGAGTTATATGCCATTGATGTTCAAGCAGATGTCATATGATACCTGCTGCCATGAGCATCTATCTTATTTTGCTTTGAGACAGATCCTGTTCATGTTTGAAATTGTTGGATTCAAACTTGTTGATCTCTCTTTCAACTTAGCTAATGGTGGTAGTTTTGTTGTCACTGCTACACATACAGAGTCTAGGGTTTGGAAAGAGAATATTGGACAGATTGAGAAGCAAAAGATTTATGAGACTGACGGTGAGTTTGATAGTTTAGATACCTGGAAGAAGTGGGAAGAAGATATCAAGGAGACTAAGACTGATTTACTTAATAAGATCAAAGGTAAGAGAGTTGCTGCTCTTGGAGCTAGCACTAAAGGTAATGTCCTGCTACAATACTGTGGTTTAGATTCAGAAGACATTCTGGTTGTTGGTGATGTTAATCCTGACAAGCATGGATGTTTTACACCTGGAACTTGGATTCCCATCACCGATGAGGATACTGTTCTTGCTGGAGACTATGACTATCTGTTAGTCCTTCCTTGGCACTTCAAAGATTTCTTTGTTAACAACAAAAAATTCAAGGGTAAAACACTCTTGTTCCCTCTTCCTTATGTCCACACTGTGACTGTAAAATGAAAACTGATGATGTAATCTTTGTTGCGGGTGGTAGGGGACTAGTTGGATCTGCTATCATCCGCAAATTAGAATCGATTGGGTGTCAAACTATTCTTGCTCCTACTAGTAAACAGTTAGACCTGACTGATCAGACAGCAGTAAAGCATTACTTCCAATATCATAAAGTTGATTATGTATTTGATGCTGCTGCTAGAGTTGGTGGTATCTATGCCAATGATACTTACTCTGGTCAGTTTATCTATGAGAACTTGATGATTCAAACGAATCTGATTGATGCTGCATATCAAAATGGTGTCAAGAAGTTTCTGTTCCTGGGTAGTGTCTGTATCTATCCTAAGTATGCTGAGGTTCCTGTTAAGGAAGACTCTCTGTTGACTGGATTCTTAGAACCCACCAACGATGCATATGCTGTTGCCAAGATCTCTGGTATCAAGATGCTGCAAGCATACTATAAGCAGTATGGTTTCCAGTCAGTATCTCTGATGCCATGTAATTTGTATGGTCCTGGTGATAACTTCCATCCAGATAATGGACACGTTATCCCTGCGATGATGTCAAAGTTTACTACAAGATCTGAAGTAACTCTCTGGGGTGATGGCACTCCTACCCGTGAGTTCATGCATGCTGATGATTTGGCTGATGCATGTCTCTTTGCAATGTTGCACTGTAAAGATGCAGAAATTTATAACGTTGGTACGGGAATTGACATATCAATTGCTGACCTTGCTGATCTCGTTGCTAATGTTACTTCTTTTAATGGGACCATTAATTGGGATACTGATCGTCCAAATGGAACACCCAAGAGACCCCTTGACTGCTCCAGATTCTATCAACTGGGATGGTCACCTTCCATTAGTCTCGAAGAAGGGTTGAAAGAAACATATGAATGGTACAAGCAGAGTCGTCGGATTCCTTTGCAACAACCACCTCTGAGAACAAACATCGTAATCGAAGAAACCTCAGGAGATATTCAAACAAAATGATTGGAATGAATTACATTGGCAAGATGAAAGAACGTCTTGCCAACCAGATGTTTCAGTATGCAGCACTGAAAGGTATTGCTAAGAACAGAGGGTTTCAATATTGTGTTCCACCATCCAACTATAAGGATGGTAATGATCAATGGGATGAGCATCAACTCTTTCATACTTTTGAACTTGGCAATCTGAATCCACTACAGATTCAATACATTGATCCTGATAGGTGTAAGCTGGTTAGACCTCAGCACTTTCACTTTGATGAAGATCTTTTCTATGGATGTC